CGAGCAGGACTAAGGATTGCCCCAACAGCGTTTGAGAAAGCGGCAAAGTTCGCGTCCGTCCTTGGGGAAGAAGTGATTCAAAGATCTAGCTCTACGCCATTCTTGCAAAGAGTTGCAATGAATCAAAAAGTAGGAAGGTTGACTGGCGCGACGGCTAACCTTGCGAGTAACGCCACTCCATTCATAAAAGCGGCACAAGGCGTAGCAGTAGGCACTGCGAAAGCTTTGCCAGCAACCGCTCTTTACACGTCTATCAATAACGGAGGCATTGACGCTAATTCTCTAAAGATGGCAGGGAGAGATGCTTTATTATTTGGTGGAGCAAGTCGCCTTCTAGGCAGTCACACTGACATGAAAAAGTTGCAGCAAGATGAACTTTTCAACTTTCATAATAAGCTCAAAAAAGACAACCCTGAATCATACGAGGCGTTCCAAGGCATTCAAGATAAAGGAGTAAGGCAGTTTGCAGCTTCATTCGATGCACTTTATCCAGGTAAGTATAAATGGGAGTTTGGAACAACTGGTGACAATCGTTTCCGCCCTGATTCAGATACGATCAAGGTTAACGTCAATGATAAGCCGGGATTCTTGCGTGGTCTTGTCGCTCATGAGGCATTGCATGGTGTTCAATATGTCCACCAATACGAAGCTGGCATCATTTCAAAAATGCTAGGCGATGAAACGAACTCGGGGTTAGTCCGTAGCGTTGACGGTAAGCTAGATCCAGAGTTTCAAGCATGGTCTGATAAGTATCAAAAAATGATCGTCGAAGGAGGCGATAAGCCTCTATCACTCCAAGAGCTTGCGGTGGAGTTTTACACCGACATGGGGACAAGGACTTTGTTTGAGGAAGTTTCTAGCGGAGCAGCAGGTAGACAATCACGGAAGACCCCATTGGTAAAAACTATCGAATCTTTGTATGAAAGCCTCATGCCGAAGGCCAAGTCGGTAACAGACATTCATCTTAAGCTAGGCGGAGCGATAGACACTCAAGGCCGCATGGTGCAAGGCTCTGGATTGCTTTCCGACGGGTTTAAAGAGCTTCCAGAAGTCCGCAACATGGTGCGTCAAGCAGTTAAAGATACAGCAGGGCGGAGATTTCAAAGAAATACGGCTCAGGAAAGAGACGTTCCACCAACCGACAAAAAAGCATTTGAATCCGCAGGAGAGATCAAGAAAACCAGCGTTGAAATAAATAGGAATGGTAAACCATTGCCTGACGGAATACTTATTCCTGATAATAAAGGTAACGGGGAAGGAATGCTTACTCCTGAGCATTTCAAGAGGATGGAGAAGCAAGGGACAATCGAGAATGGAGACTTTAGTAAGGCTTTATTCATTCAAACCTTGATGGATGACGCTAACAAGTTTCCCGTAGCTATAATCAATAAGCCGATCGTGAAGGGGCGATCCGAGATTGTAATGGGTGAGACCGCAGGGCAAGTGATCCCAACGCAGTGGAGAACTATTCGCGGTAGGCTTTATTTGGAGGCGATGGATTTAGTCCAGCTTGATAAGAACGTAGAAAGAGCGTTAAAAACAAAGTCTGCTAAAGAACTAGGCATGACTCGCGAAAAGATTCTGGACGATATTCAAGAGACTATTGCTATTCAGAATCAGGGAAAACCATCTGATGACTACTACAGATCAGTTGATCCTGTAAATTGGAAAGAACGCAAGGATTTCAATAACGCAGTTCTTGGGTTGCAGAGAAGAAGCCAGCTAGGGACGAATCCAAAGATGAAAGAGGTGTCCCCTACAAAGGATACTGGAATCATTCGGACGTTTGCATTTGACCGTATTAAGAGTGTGATAAAGATGAATGACAACGTCTCAATCCCGTTCGCTCAATACTCTTACTACAACGTAAGAGATAACCTGATGCCCCAAACACCAAGGTTCAATGCGGATGGGGAATTTATCCCAGAAAAACCCGTCAAAGCACCAGCAAGTAAGCCTCAGCCAACTCGGTTAGCTAAGGACATTGCTATGAAGAACAAAGTGCCGCTTTCTAAGGTAAAACCATCTGGCGTAAATGGTGAAATCACCCCAAATGATGTTCGGGAATACTTGGCTAAGAAAAATGATAAATTCAAACCGTTATACTTCAGAAAAGAGTTAAAGTCGGCTATTGAGCCTACGATTACCGACATGATAGGGCAAAGAGTCAAATTTGACGGTGTAGAAGGCACTTTAATTGACTTAGAAGGCCGTCCAGCGATCAAGAATGACGTTGGGGAAATGGTAGAACTTCCTATGACGTTCTTCACTGAAATGAGCCTTAATGAACTAGGGTTAAAGCTTACAGGGAAGAGAGGAATTGATCGACCTAAGATTATTTCTCAGTTTGAAATTATAGAAAAACGAGAGCTTCACGGCATATTCAATCTTTTTGATGAAACAGCAGACAGAATCTCTGACTTAGCTGAACTAGGCCAGTCAAAAGCTCGAAAAGGAAAGCAGAAATATCAGCGTTTGATTGATACTCCTGAGTTTGAAGTAATGCTCAGGAAAGTTACTGATAAAGACATTCTTCATGCGTGGGATGTAAATGAAAAGGCTTTACAGAAAGCAACTAATGCTAAAAACTTGATAAATGGAAAACGAGAACAACTTATCGCAAAGTTCCAAGAGAATATCACCTTCATCGAAGAGCTTTCAGCAGCCTACGATAACTTCAGGCAGCAACGCGCTCCTGATAAGGCTACTAGCGAGAGACCAACGTCTAAAGTTGAAAGCCAGTCCGCAACCGACGCAATAGAGCGTGAGATACTAACGCAAAGAGCAAGAGAAGCACAGAAGCGCAGCAAGAACATCAATCCTATCCCGGAGGCACGCAAGATGACTTCAACAATAGAAGCAAAGCAAGGCAGGTCGGTATTAGAAGAGGTTAGAAACGCAATCTTCAACGTCGGCACTTCTGCTTCGCGTAACCAAAAAGAGTAATGGACGATCAATCTTTAAGCGAAAACTTTTCTGACGAGAAAATCGACAGTGAGGCAGCAATGAGAGAGTTCGGCCTTGCTGTTAGAGAGAGAGCAAAGCACTTATCGAAAAGCTCACTAGAAAACAAGTATCCGCACGTAGCAATCAAGGCGTTATGGCTTCTTTCACAAGGGGCAAAGCGCAATGAGATCAAAAGGATTACAGGAGTCACTAGCGAGACTTTACGCAGGCTTGAATGGGATCATAACGATACTATTGAGTCGAAGAGGAAAGAGTTTTCCATGCGCTACGCAATGGCGGCGGCTGAGTTCACTGATCTTATCTTCATAAAAGCTCAACAGCTTATGGATGATCCTGATCAGTTGGCTCAAGTGCAACCTGATAGGCTAGCCGCTACCATTAGCATTCTTACCGATCAATCAGCCAAGCTAATGGGAATGCCGACTGCTAAAATTGAACACGTTAAGGGTTCTTCTATCGAGGAAGCAGTTAGAGTAATCGCAGAAGCAAAGGCTAGAGTTGCTGACAAAATAAGAGGAGAAGCGATTGACGCAGAAATAGTCGAATAATTTTCTTGAACTAGGTGGGGCGGCTATTTACACCACTTCAAGTCCTCCGCGAGGATCATTAACCACAACACACAATGAAAATACCTTATAGGTTCACAACTAAGGAAATTACCGAAGAAAATCTTAGAAAACTTCAAGAAAGAAACTTGAGAGGACTACTCTTAGATGATGATAAGTGGTTTATTGACGCGCTTATATCGTGTTTTGCAAATCATTTGAATAACTGTAAGAGCGCTGGAATTAACGAGATTAGCAATACTTGTCCGCGATGTAAATCTGAACTTGTGACTTCTAATCGGCTAAGTATGACTTCAACGCCATTATGGTGTTCAAAATGCAACACGTCATGGAAATGAAATCTGATAATAAATCAATGCGTATTCCGGAAGATTCACGTCTGATAGATTCTATGCCTGTTTCTCAAATTATCTCTAAATCAATTCATGAGAGAAGAATGATTCGAGTAGTCGCGTGGGTAGAGATTATGGGCAAACGAGCAGAAACTACCTTTGATATAGAAAGCCCTTGGGTATGCGAAGGAGCTTGTCCAGAGCTTCAAAAAGAATCCGATAAAGCTGTGGCTAGTTGGGTGTTCAATAGTTATTCAAAAAGCGGGTTTTTATTAACTGAACTTTCATCCACTAATGTCGAAGTAGATCATATGGAAAACAAAAAGCTTCGCACAGCATTAAAAGACGCGACGGAACTTTTCGGTGAAATTATGCGCGATGAAATTAATATTAACGCTGAGTGCGAAAGGTGGATTCGAGCCTATGGGCAAATAATCAAATAGAATACATTATGGAACTGAAAGTAAAAGTAGTATTGAAGAAAAACAAAGCAGGAATGAACGTGCTTCATGTTGAATGCCGTTGTGACTTGCTGACAACCGTTGTCCCTAAGGGGACTGATCCAGAAAGTATGATTCCTGAAGCTATCTCACGGTTTTTGCATTTCTTTGACCTGAATAGTGAGGCTGTATTTGTGCAAGAAGATCTAGGATTTAAATACAAGCAATGGACATATAAGATCAAGACAGAAAGATACCCATCACGCCCTTATTTTGTAAGCGAGTATAATCCATCAAACAACCGATCAAAAACCATAGCTTTTACCCGCACAAAGGAAGAAGCTGAAGAAATCGCTCGCCTTTCTGAATATCGCAGTGTGGTAAGGCGCATGATGGAAGGGTTTGATATTTTTTCTGCATTTTGTAACGCATGATTTGGACTGAACACCCTATTCTGCCTATTCCTTCCGATGAGGAGTTGGCAGAAATGACTCCTGAAGAGGTTATCAACATTAACCTCGTAAGGGAGGAAGCGATCAAAAACTCGATCAATGATCGCTATAACTATGGGTGGATTTTTGATAACTGGAAGAAAGTTGAAGAGTATCTCAGCACAAGGAATGAAGCTCTTATCAGTGGAGGCAACCGAGCAGCAAAGACCCAAGCAGGCGCATACTTCACAGTTAAGGCAGCGATGGAAAACCCTTACTCAGAGATATTCTGCTTTTGCCAGAATGCCGATGTAAGCGTTAGGCAGCAGCAAGCCGCAATCTATGACTGGCTCCCCGCAGAGCTTAAGATGAAGCAAACATCTGAGAACGCTTACATAAGCTACAAGAGAAAGACAGGGTTTGCGGATAACTCTTTAATTCTTCCAAATGGTTCTCGTATCTCGTTTAAAACCTACACTCAGTATGCTAATAACTCTACTATCCTAGAAGGAGCGGAGCTTGGTTCTCATAGTGCGAAATGGCTAAATATAGGATGCTGGCTTGATGAGTATCTTGGCGGGGCTGAGATCATCGAAACGCTTCGTTTCCGTCTCGCTACTCGAAATAGCAAGATGATTCTGACGTTCACTCCTATCTTCGGGATGACGGACGTTGTTCGCCAGTATGTTGAAGGGGCTAAAGTCCTTGAATCGAGAAAGGCTGAACTACTCAATAACGAAGTAATTCCGACTATTCTTGAGTGTAAGAAGATGAAAGCCACTGTTCATTATTTCTGGACTCAGGACAACCCTTGGTCTGGCTATGATCGTATCCGTGAAAACCTTGAATCTAAACCTAAGAGCGAGATCCTTGTTCGCGCATACGGCATTGCTACAAAGTCATACGCCACTAAGTTCCCTCGTTTCAACAAAGCAATCAATGTCATCAAGGCTGCGGATGTTCCGACAACTGGTGTGACTAGGTATCAGGTAATTGACCCTGCTGGAGCTAAGAACTGGTTTATGCTGTGGATTGCCGTAGATGCTACTGGCACGTTTTACGTTTATCGAGAGTATCCCGGAGTTGATGTTGGCGATTGGGCAGAAATGAAAAATGGGAAATGGATGCCTGGTGATGGAAGTAAAGGACAAGGCTTTGGCATTAAAGATTACGTCGATATCATTACCCAAATGGAAGAAGGCGAAGAGATATTTGAAAGGCTTATTGACCCTCGACTTGGCGCGGCAAGATACCAAAGCTCTGACGGTTCATCGTCTATTATTGAAGATTTGAGCGAGCAAGGAATGCTTTGCGTTCCCGCTCCAGGTCTTGATATTGAAGACGGACTTCAAGCCTTAATAAGCAAGATGGCTTACGACCCAAGCAAGGAAATTGATGCACAGAATCGTCCGCATTTCTATGTTTGCGATGAGTGTGAAAACTTGATACAAGCTCTTGCAGAATACACAGGTGAACTTGGGTTAAAAGAAGCGTGGAAGGACCCAATAGACTGTGCTCGCTACGCTGCAATAGCCGATATTGACCATGTGGATGAATCAAATTTTAAAGTAACTAGAAGAAATACAGGAGGATACTAATTATGGAAGCTAAGAAGCGCGGGAGACCAAAAAAGGCAGTAACAGTTCAAGATGAATCAAATCAAATTGATGATCCAGTTGTTAAGAAAGATGAGATTTTAGAGCTATTCGTTGTAAGACAATTTCCTCACCCTCGGTGGGTTGCTTGTGATTTGAATGGGCAAACTCTCAAGGTATCTATCTCTCCAAAATACACAAACAAGTTGAACGGCAAGCTAATCAAAGTAGCTAAAGTGACACGTGGCCTTCTTGAACAATACGAACATATCGAATGAATAATCAAGAGCCGCCATCCATGATCTATGTGGGCAAGGATGTCGATGTAAATGCCCTTCGTGAATCTTACGAGAACTGCTTGGCTGAGCTGAGTGAGTTTTTTGATGATTGCATCCAGTCTTATGATGATCGGAGGAATATCTGGATAGGGAAGACCGATGACTTAAGGAAACAAGCGGCAAACGCATTCCCTTGGCAGGGGTCTTCCGACATGGAGGTAAACGTCATTGGAGAGCGCATTGATGCTTTTGTAGCTATCCTTGACCAAGCATTGCAGAAGAGCCACATCAAGGCGTTTCCAACTTCAATGGCGAGCATGGGGAAGGCGGCGGTGGTATCTTCGTTCCTTAAATGGATGAAATCATCTTACATTCCTAATTTTAGGGAGGAAATGGAACTTGGTTCTAACTATCTGCTCGAAAAAGGATTGATGGTGACTTATGTCGGATGGAAAAAGGAGAAGCGCACCTACAAGCAGCTAGTTACAATCGACCAGATCGCAGAGGCGATGCCCGAAGTGGCCGAGATGATACTAGGCGGTGGAACTATGGATGATCTTATTGACATCATGCAGCAGGCATTTCCAGAGATCAGTAAGAAAAGAGCTAAAGAGTCGATCAAATCATTGCAAAAAACTGGTCAAGCAGAAGTGCCTGTGCCTCGCAATAGTGTCGATTGCCCAGTAGTTCACTCATGCGCTCCTGACGGTGAAGTTTTATTTCCTCCTTCCGTATCCGATCCGCAACGCGCTCCTTATGTTTTCTGGCGAACTTTTCTTTCACCGCAAGAGATCGAGAAAAAGGTAGTAAATGAGGGATGGGATGCAGAATGGGCTGAGAATGCTATCAACTCACTTCGGGGTAAAGATACGTTTTTGTATGATGGAGAACGGCAAAAAAGCACGCAGCGCACTTTAGTCACCGATGATAACAATCTAGTAATGGTGATTTACGCTTACCAGCGGCTTATTGACGAGGAGGATGGTAGCGAAGGTATCTATTGCACAGTATTTCACCCTGATGCCCCTTATTACGCAAAGCATGAGCTTCTAAATGGGTATGACGACTACCCGTTTGTAGTGACTCGCCTATCAGCCGATCAAAAGCAGTTGTATGAAACAACAAACTTCTCGAAGATCCTTCGCGGAGCGCAGATGCAGATTAAGACCGAGCGTGACAGTCGCATTGACAGAGCAAGCCTAGCGACCTCGCCACCGCTTATGCACCCTGCTGGACGACCTCCTTCCGACTGGGGGCCATCTCGTCTAATTCCGTATCGCAGGCTTGGAGAGATCACATTCGGGCCAATTCCCCCTGCTGACTCAGGAAGCGAAAGAATCGAGGCTCAAATGGTGCAACAAGCCGATCGTGCAGTTGGGCTGGATCCTCAGTCCCCGATGAGCATTTATCGCCAGCAGTTCGTTGTGGATAAGTTCTTGTCACACGTTCGTGACGTTCTCGGCCTTGCTTGGACGTTGTTTCAGCGAATGGGACCAGATGAGGTTTTCTTTCAGGTTACAGGGAATCCTAACCCTCAGACTATGACAAAGGGAGATCCAGATGATAAGTTCTCGATTGTAGTTAGCTTTGATTCTCAGACGAATGATCCAGAAGTTGCGGAAACTCAGCTTAAGAATATGGTTTCACTGGTTCAGCTTGATCGTAACGGGAGAATGGATGTCGATAAGCTTCTTGAGTTTGCCGCTTCCGCTATCAATCCTATCTTTGCGGATTACGTATTGCAACCAGCCGAGGAAGCACAGGATAAGATTACCAAGGACATCACTGATGATTTGACTAAGATTTATTCTGGAATCGAAGTGGCAGCGCGGCCAAATGGAGCTCAGACAGCCATGCAAATCGTCCAAGCTTACGTTCAGCAGCCTGATATTGCTCAGAAAGCACAGCAAGATCCAGCGTTCGCAGAGAGATTACAGAAGTATGCTGGCCAGTATCAATTTATGATGCAACAAGCAGAGAATGCTCAAATCGGACAAATTGGAACAGCTCCCGCTCAAATGGGAGGAGTTGACACTCAAGCTATGCAGAAATGAAGCCTGTAAAGAAAGAATCACCAGCAAAGAAGTTCCGACGCAAAGAAAGAGCGGAATTTGAAACAAGAGACCAAGTGCCGAAAGTGCTAGGAAAGCTCCGCAAAATACCTAAATTGAGACAATCATGATTAAAAAAGCGAACTTTGATACAGCTATTCAAAATCTAAGAAATACCGAAGACTACAAAGTAGTCCTTGAGTATATCCGTGAAGAAAGAGAGCGCATGTTGGGAGATTTCTCAGTATGCATTGAATCAAACTCTGTCATGCGTAATGCAGGGCGTATTTCGGCTATCGATGAACTATTGCAAATTATTTCTTGACTAAGATGGGTTGGTAACTAATCTTTCCCTTGAACAAGATTCGTCTTTTCGTCTTTTGTGTTTTCATTGTGTTAATGTGTGTGGATAAGGGGCGGGTGTAAAAACCTGCCCCTTATTTTTTCTAAAAATAATCATTAGCAAACTGCTTGACATAATAATGTATTTTTGCGAAGTTCCTTTAGATCGCCATCGCTAGGCGTAAAAAAGTGAAACTATGCAACCAACCAATCCGTCAATCGCTGAAGACGCAAAACTTAGTGGAGATAACCTAAGCATTCAGGATTTTATCCAACAAAGCTTAGAAGTGGAGGAAAGTGATAGTTCTGAAGAGATCATCGCCGACGTTGAGGAAGAAGTGCCAACTGAAGAGTTTGAGGAAACCGAAGAGGAGTTCTCAGAGGAAGAAGAGGTATCAGAAGTCGAAGACGTAGAGGATGAAGGAGAAGAACTACCACCAAGTGAAGTCGACCTATTAGACTTAACTCCTGAACAGATACAAGAGCTTGTAAGTAAGCATAAAAGCCGATTGCTTCGGAGGGTTGGAGAACTTTCCGCAAAGAATAAGCTTTTAGAAGAAAAAGCAGCTCAATTAGAAGTTCAGAGGCCTAAAGTCGAAGTAGCGCAAGATCAGAATCCTTTTGCTAACCTTTCAACTATTGAGGAAGTTAAGCAGAAGTATAAAGAGCTTGAGGCAACACTTGAGACAACAGATTCGATCCTGGAAGATCATGAAGACTACGGCTCCGAGGACTTAATTGAAGTCGGAGACAAGGAATTTACGAAGAAACAGATTCGAATTGCTAACAGAAACGCCAGAGAAGCATTGAACAAGTTCTTGCCCGCTCAGCAGCATCATCTTGCGAAGATCGAACACCTTAAAACGGTGGCCGTTCAGTATCAAGAAGCAGTTTCTAAAGAAGTGCCAGAAGTGATGGATGAGCAATCGGAAATCGGACGGCACTACAAATCGATGTTGGCAGATCCACTTATTAGCAAGGTTAAGGAGACGATTCCGGAACTAGGGGTTCAAGTAGAATATCTGTTAGCTCATGCATTGAGGTCTATCACTAGGCAGAATACAAAGGTCAACGCTGGGGTAGGAAATAAGTTGAAGGTGGCACCACCCGCTTCTCCTATCGGAACTGGATCGGCCAAGTCTAAGCAAAGTGTCATGTCCAGGGTGCAAAAGGCTTATGAAGCCTATGAGGAAACAGGTAAGATGGAAGATTGGGTGAGAGCAGCAACGCTTGAAAGAGAACTTCTTAACAATTCTTAATTACTAAAATTATGGCTATTTCAAATTCCTATTCCCCAACAGTTGGGCGTGTCCGCACTGGTCAAGGTTCCGCTATCGGTAACCGTGAACATCTCGACAACCAGCTCACCATGCTTGAGCCAGAGGACGCTCCCGTCCTTTCTCTTGCATCCAAGTTCAAAGTGAATGCAAGCCGCTATGAGTGGCCTGTTGACAAGCTTCTTACTCCAAACACTGACGGTGTTTTCGAGAATCAAGATGTCGATAACTATGCAAACATGTTTGAGAAGCGTGCGATGCTCGGTAACTACATTCAGAAATTCCAACAAGGATTCGGTGTTTCCGATCTCCAAGAGGCAGTTTCTAGTGTTGGTCCAGCTGGTTACATCCAAGCACAAGCACTTGCTATCCGCGCAATGAAGCGGAATATCGAAGCCACTATCTGCTCCAATAACGATTGGTCGGTAGAAAATGGTGCTGATACTCCATACAAAATGCGCGGTCTTGGTAAGTGGACAGACCCAGCAGGTGCAAGCGATATTCCAGCGGACTATCGCATCCCTACGTCTTCTGTCCTTACTTCTGGCTTCGGTGAATCTTCGTTTAACGCGCTTCTTGGATCCATCTATTCCGTTTCTGGCGAAATGGGTGATCTTACGCTAGTTGCTAACGTAGCTCTTCGTCGTGCTGTAAGTGACTTTGCTCGTAGTGATGCAGGAGCAACTCGCACTGCCTATAACGTCAATCAAGACGCTACATCGAAAAAGATTACTCTTTCGGTTAGTATTTTTGAAAGTGACTTCGGAACAGTAAGAGTTGTGAATGGTAACCCTGTTTGTATGCCAACTGGCACTACTAACTTTGGTTATCTTATCAATCCTAAGCACCTCGGTGTTGGTAGCCTTATGCCGCTTACCGTTAAGGAAGGCGAAGATAAAGGCGCAGGCCGTCGTGGTTACATCAAAACCGCAGTCACGTTGCAGTGTAAAGCACCAGCAGCATTCGGAAAAATCGCATTCTAACTTAAAGGGGGGTGGAGACACCCCCCAACTTTATTACAAATATGAAATTACTTCCTGAAGAAGCAGCATTTGGGTTTACAGACGTTTACAAACTAACGGCTGAGGAGATCACCAGGCTAGGAACAGGAGCATCTATCAAGATTGCTAACCTTCCAGCAGGCGGCATTGTTACTAATGCCGTGGTTTACAAAAATAAGAACTTTAATGGCACATCGACTAACTTAGCTCTTAATGTTGGAACTGCTTTAGGTTCAAACAGTGAGTTTATCGGCTCACTTAATTTATATGGTCTAGTCAAAGTTGCGTATTCCACTGGAAATGGCTTTGCTTCCGGAGCAAATGGTGTTATCCTTAATACAACAAGCAATACTTCTATTAACGCTAGCTTTACCTTTACAGGGACAGTTACAGGCGGTGAATGGTTTATTGCTTTGACTGTTATTGATCCAGCTCGTTTCGCTAAATAATACATAACCTATGGGGAGGGAAACCTCCCCATACTTCTTTATGCTTATCCAACCATCAGAAGAGGCAATGACGGCAGCTTATATCAATGAGCTTTGCAGCGGTAGGCACTACCTAGACCAGCTTGCTAAGTTCCGAGAGGATAAAGCAGCTTACGTAGCTAAAGAGGCTAGGCAGACGAATACAAATAAGAACTTTCGACATTTGATTGAAGTCCCTCAAAGAGAATACTTGCAGATTGCTAATAAATACGGCAGTGAGTGTTGGGACGATAGAGAGTTTATTCGAGATTTCCAGAAGCTTGAGCCTTCTCTTACGGTCAACAAGATTTAATGCTTACTAGAGATTACATTACCGATGTTTATCCGATGATTGAGGCACTTTGCGGAGTGCAGTTTTCAAACATCGAAAAGCCAAGAATCGTGGCAATGTTCAATCGTCGGGCGAAAAGAGCATTCCGCGCTACTCACTACTGGACAAGGTTCATAGTGATTGGGGAAGAACGATTGGTGGTCAATAATACTGTGCCTTTCTCTGAGGTAGGCAAAAGCTCTATTGATACCTATTTAAGAGTTCATAGACACCAGCCTTACATCCAGAATGCCGCTCAGGATTATGATTACATGGTAACATCTAACGGCGCGGTATTGGTATCTGGTAACTCGAATCCAACTAGCGTCTTTGTTACTTACAAACGGCAGTTCACCGATAGATATGGTGACGGGAACAATGGCAGCGTTAGTGATATTCCTGACGAATGGGCGGATTACTTAGCCTATGGCACTTATGCTGACTATCTCCGAGGAGAAGGGCAGCAAGAGAAAGCATCATTTGCCGATCAAGAAGCTGACATTATATTGCAAGATGAACTAATGAGACTTGACGAGCAGAGGACTCAAAACGTAATCTCTACAAGGTTCATGACGAACTTAAACATGCAACCTAGATAAAATGGAATATATACTAGGAAATAGGCTGAAAAGCTTTATTGATAATACATTTTATGTCGCTAACCCTCCTTTGCTTACTATTTTGGATGGGTCTGTGCGTCGCGCTATTATTATCAATGGCTACACTATTTCACTTTCTACTCCGCCTCCTAGAGACTTTTTACTAACAATAGCGGATGGTGGAAATAACTATCCGCTTTCTATCGAAGGTTCACTTCTTACATTAAGATCATAAATTATGGCTATCACGACTGGCACTCCAATTTCTCTCCTTCCCGCTCCTACAGCAGACATCGCACTTAATAAAGATGACGTTTTAGCGGCATTGGGCGCAGCCCCAGCAGCTTCACTTGCGGCCAAAGCCAACCTCACAGGCGGCAACATCATCAGTGGCCCTCAGCAAAACTCAGGCATTGTCACCAGCTCCGCAGCTCTCAGCATAGATCCGACGCAGCTGCCTAATCAGGCGCAGGTGCGGGCAATCACATCACCTGCTTATGTGGATCCGCTAGTAGATTGGCATTTTGGGGGATGGAGCGGGTCTGGTGCCCTAGCATCCCGTGGGTTTAAAGCAGGTGTGGATTTGACTCTTATAGGAAACCCAACGGAAACCAATTCGAGCCTTGGCATAGCTAGGTCATTTAATGGCATGACAATGTGGGCGGAAAGCAATGCAGTCGCTCGCACAACTTTTGACCGCATAAATAATGGCGAGCACTTTACACTCCTTTTAGATGGCGATTTTCCGTCAACTACTTACCCAGTAGAAACCCCGATTATTGGGAGCCATATCATAGGCAAACATACCCCTAGAGGGTTCCTTTGTTTTTACGGTTACAATGTAAATAGTGTATCATTTGCATATTTCACTAATCCTTCAACAATAATTGGGACTATCAGCCTATTTGGCTTTGGCGCAATTAACAAAATTCTAATTTTTGGCCAAATAACCAATGGCGTAACGTTTCGCATTTATAATAGCTCTGGCGCAATGAGAGAAACCCAAATTGGAAGTGGTGTTCCTTTCGATCAGCCATCCGATATTGCACCTTATATCCTGCGGAGCACTTCATCGCCACCTCAATGGAATCAGGCTATTGCATCTGGATCATTTCGCCGCATCCGCCTCTACGACCGCGTTCTCGATATTTAAAAATTATGACAAATACCCCTACACCCCATCAAATCGCAGCAGAAATTGCTCAGGAAATCTCAGCCGTAATCCCGTTCTTATCGCATAAGCTAAAGCGTTGCTACGATCTAGCAAACACGGCAGGCAAAGAGCAGGCCATCATGGATGCTTTGAAAGATCTCGGGATAGTCCCTGCTCAGTCACTGCAAGTGTATGCCATCATGAGGAAATCGCTCGATGATCTAGGCTTTGCGGGGGATTTACCGCCTGAGAACTTCCAGAAGTTCCAGCCTCAGCCAAACGGCAACGTCACGGTTGTTTTGCCTGAGCCTCCTGCGCCAACTCCTGATCCAACTCCCACTCCTGTCCAAGAAGCTCCTTAACTATTATGGCAATTACTCCAAGCACTCCGATTACAGCGTTTCCGATCCAGACGGCGGATATTCAGGTTAATAAAGAGGATATTCTCCTTTCGTTGCAAGCTGCCTCACAAGCTAACCTAATCTCGGTTCAGACTAACGCTGCTAACGACGCTACAGCCAAAGCAAACGATGCTAAACAAGACGCTGTAGATGAATCATTAAGCTACTTAAACAGCCACGCAAGCAATTTTAATAACCCCCATGCAGTCACAAAGGCTCAAGTAGGTCTCGGTAATGTGGACAACACCAGCGACGCGACCAAAGCATTGGCAGGAAACCCAATCGGAAACGCGATTATTGCGGCGAGTCCGAGCCGAGTGACGTTCTCTAAAGCGAACTTCACCATTCCATCCACTGCCTCATACGTCGCGCAAATCGGAGCATTTACTCCCGGCACAGATGCTGGTGGGGAACGCGTGGTCACACTCCCTAACGCTACCACCTACGGCGTGGGAAAAATGATTACCATAGCGGATGAATCAAACAGCCTGCGCCCGTGGTATCGTTTAATGGTTGCCCCAGCTACTGGGCAGTCTCTTAACGGGGTGGTGAACGGAACCTATCCAATGGTTTGGGCAAGGCAGACATCTAGCTTCGTATGCACTGGAACAGGCTGGCAGATCTTAGCCTGCAACATTGTCCCTACGCTTAACGTATCTGAAAACCCGAATCACGGGCGCGGGAATGTTTGTGTAGAAGCGGATTTTGGGGAATTCACATCTGGAAGTAATTCATCGTCTTTTAGGCTTATTGGCACGGGCGCGGCATTAGTTGCAACAGGCAATAATGCAACGAATTTTCGAACATTAGCCATAGCCGCAGCAGCTGGATCAGGAAACGGAGCGCGTATGGTAACTACGCCCACTCAAGACGTAGAGACATTGAGCCGTTTATCAGGTTACTGGTGTGAATGGCACGTCGCATCCATAGAAGCGGGAGACGCCACGAATAATTCTGTCCAAGAATTTGGGATTACATCATACAATATCGGCACACCAGTTGCAGACGCTTTGCATGGAGTCGTTTTGAGATACGAACGAGCAGTGAATGCCAATAACTGGATTGCGGTATCTAGCAATAATGGAACGCGAACAGTAGTGGATACTGGGATTGCTTATTCCAGCGTCGGCGCGAATGCTTTTCGTGTCGGAATCCAAATGGGAACAAGCCAGTGCCATGTATTTTTAAATGACACTCTTGCAGGCGTTTTAAATACAAACATTCCGCCTGGAACATCATCAATTGCCCCATCTACTTTAACACGCTGGGTTTCTGGGGTTAATAGGAACATATTCGTTGATCGTTTACGCTACCAATTCCAAATCGCCGACGTAGCCAACCGCCTATACTAGCATGAATCTAGCAATCGTCACATTCACAGGCTTCACCGAGTCCGACGCACAGCGCACCGGCACTGAAGATTTGTATTTTGAAATCGTGCGTAAATATGCTGGTGAAAACGTCACGACTTATCAGCCGCGCGAGTGGACAACCGACGTAAAGAAGCTTGCCTATCAGATCAATCGCCAAGGAATCCGCAGCGTGGCAATGATTTCATACAGCCACGGGCAAGCCGCAGCGTGCGACTTTGCTCGTGAATGCTACAAGCTAGGCATTAAAGTGAGGCTTTGGCTTGCTTGTGATCCTGTCTACCGCCCGTCATGGCTTTGGAGGCAAAATTGGACTCAGCCAGTGGCTTTCCGCGCGTTATTTAAGAACTCAAAAATCACCGTGCCGAGCAACATCCAGCGCGTCACAGGAGTTTGTCAAAACATCTCGATACCCTGCGGGCATGATTTGAAGATTTCACTAGGCACTACTTTGATTCCATTGATTTCTTTGCCATATTCTCACACTCAGATCGACGGCTCACCAGAATGGTTTGATATTGTGAAACAAGAGCTAGACCATCTCATTGTGGATAACCTAACCGTATGAAACCCACCGAACGCAAACGCATCCTCGAAGTCTGGCAGCGTGACTGTCTAAACTTGGAAGACCAAACACTAGAGCTATCGCGGATATTTGATACTACCGATTGTGCGCTTATACGTGCGATTTACACATCGATAGAACATTACACAGAGCGCGTCGCAGAGCTAATATCCGCCGAGGACACAGCCCTCGAGTGGTATGCGCACGAATGTAATTTTGGACGCAATCCTATGAAGTGTAAGCACGAAGACGGCCGTGAAATCCTAGTGAAAAACCTCGATACATTTATTGAAACCATAGACTGGATATGACAACTCAGCAAATCATCGCACTGCAAACAAAGATTGGAACTGAGCCTGATGGGGACTGGGGGCGAAAATCAGAAGCTGCATGCCGTGCTTATCTTCGCGACCTCATGCCTAAAGTCTCGCCTTGGCCGAAGTCAGATCAAGCTAGCTTACAGGAGTTTTACGGACAAGCTGGTGATGAATCGAACTTAGTATCAATTCCTCTTTCTGCATCAAATGTTGTTCTTTTTGACGGCGAACGAGTAGGATCTATTCGATGCAATAAAAAGGCAGCAGAATCGCTCACGCGCATAATTCATGAGCTGTCTAAAATACCTGAGGGGCGCACTGCCTTAGCTAGATTCTCAGGAGTGTATAACAATCGGAAAATGAGAGGCGGCACTAAGCCTTCTTTGCACGCATACGGTGCCGCAATAGACTTAATGGCAAACACTAATGGTAACTGGCAACACTGGCCGACAAGTGCTGATATGCCTATTGAAGTGATGGAAGTTTTTGCTAAAGAAGGATGGATTCCTGCTGGAGCATTTTGGAGTAGAGACGCAATGCACTTTCAGTGTACTCAATAAAAATATGACAATAGTTAAGGAAAATAATGGTTTGAATTTGAATACAATTTTAATTCTTATTAGTATTGCAGGCGCAGTGGTAGGCACTGTTTTCTTTATAGCTCCGCTTAAGACATTACCAAGCGACATGAATCAAATGCAATTAAATATCGTAAATGTTCAAAAGATGCAAGCGGTACAAACGGAATCACTAAAAATCTTGGCAGAAGTAGCAAAAGAATCTAAAGAAACAAGATCTGATTTTGACAAGCATTCATCCAGGGTTGAATTTTCTCTCAACTCTTTAGAGAGAAGGGTTGAGAGAGTTGAGAATTCTTCATCTAGGGATTGATGTGTCTAAGTCCGTTTCATTGATTGACTTAAAAAACGGACACGTATCAGTTGCCATCACTTCAGCCATAAGTTCGAAGCAAGTCCCGTCACTATTTTCATCTTTCTCATGGTGAGATACAAAACTAAGGCATTTTTCGCAAGTGTATTTCATAGGTTTGGGTGATTTTCTTTTAAATACCTTAGAAACTCCTTTTGAGATAAATATCCATTGAGAAGGTTTTCAACAGGAGGTAGGATGCGAGCAAGATTGTATGTTAGTTTTGCGATTTCATTAAGCTTCTCTTCCACTTCTTGATCCCAATTCGACTCTTCAATATCCAATTTGATAATATCGTATATTTTGCAAATAGCTAGGTAATGTGGGCTGATTTTCATTAGTATAAAATAATTTGTGAGTTTCCTGAGATGCGAGAAATGACTCTTGATCTCGCTATGTCGCTTATTGAATCGCCTAAGAGCATTTGATCCTCCTGCTCATTGCTCGTCCAGATCGTTAGCTTGTGCGAGTTTGATCGAGGTTCAAGTA